GGGGCCGTGGCCTCAGGGGAAACCCGAGACCACGGTGGATGGTGGAAGCCAGTTGGGAAACAATAAGTCGCCCATCCGGCCCTCACGCATCAAGCCGGCAATGACCAGTTGCCGGAATCTACGTTGGTACACGCTCTCATCCATCAGTAACAAGGAATCATCAAAGTAGCCCGAAGCGTCGTAAGGTGTCACCCAAAGGGTGCACAACTTTGACTCTTCGAAAGCTTCTAAGATGGTACCAAGATCCTTCCCCACGGGCTTGACCGATGGCCACCGATTTACCAAATCCTTCCGGACCTTCGCCAGTCTACTGGCGACGATTCGCAAGGAAGGGTAATGGGTGGCGTCAGGGTCAGGTCCGAGAAAAGTCTCATAGACGGCCGAGTTCAACATAGTTGACTTGGTCCGAAGAGACTCTCCATCAAGAAAGCCGTAACGGTCTGGGTACATCTTACCCGGCCGGGTGACCTTATAGTCGGCGAACCAAGTGTCCGTCTCCTGTGAGGCCGCCGTCTTCCAAGGGTGGCCCTCGAACCCCTGCCACATACGGATAAAACTGTATGCAGCAGTGGCATCAGAGCCCCACACCAGGGAAGAAATGGCTTTCCTGTGGAACGCAGGGGCGTCGACACGATCGGAAGGTCCGACCAAGCCTGCGCCCCCGAGTTCACGGGGGAGGAATGGTGGGATTCCCAACCTTCTGAATTGGCGGGAGAGGCCAGGGCGGAGAGTCCGTGCTGCAGCGAATATCTTCTTACGAGGATAGTCACTGAGCAGTGAAGACTCCGCCACGGCCGCAGCCCACCAAACGGGAGGATCGTCACGACCGAGAACCGAAGCCCGAACCAACCCTTTAAGTGGGATGGTATTCAGGACGGTCACTCGGGTGACGACGGGAATGTGAGACCGATCCACGGGCACGCGACGGTGACCTACCTTACGGTAAATCACAGCGTGTTCGTACACGGTTTTACGGGTCTGGAACTCGAGTAAACGCTCGAGGAAGACCCCCCTCCTGTTACTGCGGAAGTGCTTGCCAGGGGAGAGGATCATCCCAACCAGACCCAAATTGCGGTCATAAGACCGTAGTAAGGAGTCCGGACCCACGCCGATTAGATCGTCGCCGCAAACGCGACAATCCGATCTAACCGTGGCGCGGAAGGGATGTCCCTCTAATCTATACTGACGATCCGCAGAATCCCAGCACCATAGGTGCATGAGATTCAGAATCGCCCACGTGGTGGGGAGTCCCATAAGGATCCCTCGCCGTGTGGTGATTTCAGAACCGTCAGGGTAGACTAAGTGCTGAGGGCCAGTACAGGCCCGAAGACCAGCTATCTCGACAGGTAGGAGTCTACCAGAGGCCTCCAGACCATCTACGATCGCAGAAGCGACCGATAGAGGGATGAGGTCCGAGGCAGATTTCATATCTGATGAGATAACGGTACCAGCACAACCCACAAAGGCCTTGGTTGTCGCCTCGAAGTCACCCTTGAGGGTGTCCCTGAGACGACGCTCACGACGCAGTCCCTTAAAGAGTCTGCGCCTAGCCGCGTGACCGAGTACAAGTTCGTGAGTCTCCATTGCAGAGACCACACGGACCTTGTGGCCTCTCTCCCTCACCACAGAGACTCTACCCTTAGGGTCTGAGCCATTGTGGTATCGAGAGAGAGAGACCTCGAGCACGTGCACTGGCAACGCCTGGCCTTGGGTCGGCCCGAAGGGCATCGACTCAAGGGGAGGGAGGTTGTCAGTGGGTGAGGACGAAACCAAGTCAGTGATCGATTGTGCAAAACCACCCTCGCGGCGAGTCCGTTCGAACGTTGCGCTGTTACCCGTACAGGGCTCACAGAGCAGCGAAGGATCAGGATCCGCAGCGAGGTGGCGGCGGGCCCAGTCCTCTGAGTAATTCCTTAGAGACGTAAGTACGTCCGCAGGAACCTCAAAGGAACTGGACAACGCAGCCTTGTGGTTGGCCAACGCCTCGATTTCATGGCGGTCGCCCCCCTCGGGGAGCGAACGTCCAATGAATGAAAGCTGGGCCCACAACCCGGATTTACGGCGAACGGGTTCCGGAAGCCACTTCATAAAGAAGTGGTCCGGAACGGTCCCCGAAATCCAACCCGCGCGGCACGCGGCTGAGAACTCCTTCGCAGAAGCGATGGCGAACTCGACCCCGTTCCCGCGGGCGGTCACTGAAAGCCACTTACGCGTCATCGCCCGGAATAACCGGAGCGATGGCGGTAGAGAGCGTGTACCTCTGGAGACGACGACGCCGGAGTAGGCCGCGAGAGCCGCGTCGAAAGACGACAGCAACATCGCGAACCTATCCCGTTGTCGACGGCTCCAACCGTAGATTTTACCCGGTAAGGCAGACGCGCTTCCACGCGAACGCCTCACAGGGATGGTTCCCGGCCTGGCCGCCTTAGTGCGACCAGGAGGGGGGACTGTCCCCGAGAAACCGGCTGGCGTCGAAAGACGGCAGTCTACTGGTTCCTTCATGGGATCAGCCCC